ACCCTCATGTTATTGAGGGTCTTTTTTTTTGAAAATTTGTATTCCCTTTTATTTTAATCTTATAATGGCGATAAGATTTATACTAAAGGAAATACGTAATGATTTTTCCTCAGTTATCACCTCAGTATTATAATGAGAATAGAAGAGATATTATTGAGCGTATGGAGGCATTTTATGCTGAATCCATAACGCTTAATCAATCTTTTTGGGTAGAAGCAGATATTGACACCCGTTTTTGGTCAGGAGAAACTTCTCTCTTTCAAGAATTGTATCCTAACTTGCCTGCAAATAGGCGCAGGATGTTTAATTTCAATCGCCTTCGTAGAATATGCAATATGATATCAGGGCATCAACGAAGAACCAGAAAGTCTATGATTGCAGTACCTGTTGAAGGGTCTGATCAAATTACTGCCGATCAATTTTCAAAGATTTTAGTACATGCTACTAATACTCAAGGGATACTTGAGACAATATCTGATGCTTTTGAAGGTTCTTTAATTACGGGCATGAACTTACTTCATGTTTGGTTAGACTTTAGAGATGATCCACTTTCAGGAACGTTACGTGTTGATAAATGTGATTATAACAGTTTTCTTATTGATCCTTATTTTCGTAAATCGGACCTTTCTGATTGCAATGGCCTTTGGAAAAGATCATACTTAACAAAAAAGGAAGTAATATCCTTGATGCCGCAGTATGACGATGAGATTGCTGGTCTTTCTACCCAGGAGATGAGTCGAGATGCTAAATTTCAGTATATGCCGGAGTCATATGGATTTTCGTACAAAAACTTATTAATGTACGATGAATTTTTCTATCGCGATTATCGTGCTACTCAGATTCTTGCTGATGTTCAGACAGGAGAAACGCTAGAATGGCGTTTTGGTGACGAATCTAAATTAAGAGATTACTTAAACGCCTACCCAACAGTACGCGTTGAGAAGGTGCAAATTCCTACCGTTAGGCAGGCTATTGTAGTACAGGGAAAGGTTCTGTATGATGCTCCCAATAATCTGGGTATTGATCACTATCCTTTTGTACCGGTTTTAACGTACTATAACCCCCAAATACCCTATTATTATCTTCGTATTCAGGGAATTATTAGAGATTTGCGCGACAGTCAGTATTTATATTCACGTAGAAAAGTTATTGAATTAGATATTCTTGAATCACAAATTAATTCAGGATTTATTTATAAAGAGAATAGTCTTATTAACCCGAAAGATATATTCCTTTCGGGTCAAGGACGTGGTCTTGCCTTAAAACAAGAAGCTCAAATGACTGATGTGCAGCAAATACAGGCTCCACAAATACCGCCATCAATGTTCCAGTTGTCGGAATCTTTATCCAAGGAAATATTAGAAGTTTCTGGTGTTAATGAAGAATTACTTGGTTCAGCCCAAGACGACAAAGCTGGTGTACTTGCAATGCTTCGCCAAGGTGCTGGACTTACTACCCTACAGCCTTTATTTGATCGTCTTGATGCTGCACAGAAGCTGTTAGGGAAAATTATTATTAAGACGGTGCAGAATAACTATACTCCGGGAAAAATTAAACGAATTTTAAATGAAGAGCCATCACCAGAGTTTTATAATAGGAACTTTGGTAACTATGATTGTATAGTTGAAGATGGTTTAAATACTGCAACTCAAAAGCAAATGCAATTTGCTCAACTACTTCAAATGAAGGAGCTTGGCATTGGTATTCCTGATGATCTGCTTATTGATTCTGCGCCATTACAAAACAAAACTGAACTTGTAGAGGCGGTACGTAAAGCACAAGAACAAGCTGCACAACAAGCTCAAGCTGCGGCTGAAGCTGCTCTTGCTGAACAACAGGCACGTACTGAACTTGCACGATCACGTGCAATTGCAGACCAAGGGCTTGGTATGGAGCGAGTAAGTCGTATCCAGGAAAATCAAGCATTAGCGGTTGAGCGTCGAGCTGAAGCGGAAAAAGATCATTATGCTGCAGTATTAGATTTTGTAAAAGCTATTAAAGAATTAGAAGGTATAGATATTTCAAATCTTGAACGATTAATTACATTGGCTCGATTGGTTTCACAAGAGCAGATTATGGCTTCTGCTGGTAATGGTGAAAATGTAAGCAATATTGCTAATACCTTACAAGGATTACAAAGTAAACAAGGTACACAAGGTGTACCTGAAAGAGTAACTACGCCTAGCGCGAGCGTGATGTAGTTAGAGGTATTATATTAATAACCTTGTTCTTCTTAGCTTTATGCGAAGGATGGACAGTTTCTACGAGGTGTACAATGGCTAAACGTTACTATCAAAATGGCAATGGCAAGCTACAGAAATATTCTGAAAGAGAGCTCTATGCAGGTCCTGCAATGAGAGATCGTATGGAATATGATTCTTCTATGATGATTAAAGAAGATCATGCTGCAATGGCAAATTTACCGCAGGGTGTTGTGTTACGCTATTACCCGGAAACTCCTTATCAAAATGATAGAGTACCCGATACTCTTGTTGGTATTGATGTTCAAGTACGTGATGATATGAAACATCAGAAAAAAGGTAATTTCCCGGAGAAATACTAATGGAAGACGGATTAATCAAGAATGGTACCACTACGGTCAGAGTGTATGATTTACGTAATGCGTATTTCCAAGCAGGAGACCCGCGTCGTAGATTAGAACGCTTAGATAGCCAATTAATTGGTAATGATCGAACTGAGATACAGAATGTTCCTCAGTTTACTCGAGTTACCTATTTTCCTGGTAGACCGTGGAGGAGAAATTGATGCCATCATTTCCGCGTCAAAAAAAGATGCAGAAAATAGTAAACTCCATTATTGGAAAACCAGAAAATAGCGTTAAAGTTAAAAGATCTGAGAAGGAAATCGATTTGTGGCGTAGATTGAACTATGATTCAACGCGTATGATTCGATAATGAAGTATTAAAAGGCGTATACAACTACGCCTTTTCTTTATATAAGGGATAGTAATGGTACGTTCTAAAAAATCAAACATGATTAAAAAAATAAAAGAACATCTTGAAGGTGATATCAAAGGTTTTGATTATGAGAAAAAGGAAGATAAAGAACTTCTGAAAAGGATGAAAAAAAAGAAGAGGAATAAGAAGTAATGAAAAAAAAACGATCTGTGTTTAGAATGTTTTATTGAGCACAGGTTTTCTCGTCCTAATTATAGAGTCCAGTCGTGTATTTTTTTATTTTTATTACCAGTGGAATATATGCTATGGATACTCCTCAGGAAACGATAAACAATTATGAAGATGTAGGTAAGCCCTATTTTCATAAATTGGAAGATAACAAAAATTATACTACCTACGTTTCATTTGATGATAAATACAGAACAGTGTATAACAAGAAAACACATGAAATATTTTATGTTAATAAACGAGAATGTGGATCTAATAGGTTTAAGAAAGATTGTTCCTAGATAGGTGATTCTATGACCACTCGAAAGACTATTGGCGCATTATCGCAAGAACTTTTGCAAAAAGAGTTTGATACTCGTGACCCTATAGAATTACAAAGGGAGATGCAGAAGAAATATATTGATAGCTTAGTAGAATGTGTTGAACATAATAAGCATCTCCATAAAGGTGACTTTTATATCACTGTTATCACCAAAAAAGAACCATTAATGCAGAATGTGATGAGGAATTATTTCTTTGCCAGGAATAGTTGTCCTACTCCAGACTATGATCAGTCTGTTTTTAGATATAAGTCTGCTATTGAAGAATTAGAGTTTTTATGGTGTATTCCTGATCGTGAAACATGTTTTATATTTTTAGAAAATAAAGACAAAGTTGTTTTTGAAGAAACAGAATTATTGCAAAATATAATTGATTTTAATGATGGATCGTTGTACAAACTCGCAAAAAAGTTTAATAATGAAGTCGATAATTCTGTAGTAATTGATACATGAATTAAAATGCCGACACATTGTCGACAGTATATTAAAAAAGGGATGATATGGAAGAAATTATACAAGAACAATTAGCAGAACAAGAAAATCAAGAAGTTGTACAAGAGGAATTACCACAAGAAGATCAAGTTGGTGAAGTACAACAAGCAGCACAAGCGCAGCAACAATCTCAGCAACAAGAAAATTTTAGAAACTTACGTCGACAAAATGAACTTCTACAAAAAGAACGTGATGAGTATTACCGTAGTTTAAAGAGTCTTGAAGATCAGAAAAAACAGACTCCCGAAGAAATTAATAATCTTGGTCCTGATGATCTTGTTGAATGGAAACATGTACAACGAGAACTCAATAAAGTAAAAGAAGATCTCAATTCATATAAACAACAATCGTATCAGTATTCATCTGAAGCTCGTTTAAAGGCTCAATATCCTGATTTTGATAGAGTTGTTAATGAATCAAGTATAGCAGCACTACGTGAACAATATCCTGATTTAGCACAATCCTTAAACTCTAATCCTGATGTGTATTCTAAGGCGTCTTCAGTCTATACTCTGGTAAAGAAATTAGGGTTATCAACTTCTGATGAAACATTATTAGATCGTGCCCGTATGCAAGAAAACAGTAAAAAGCCTCGTCCTTTATCTTCAATATCTCCACAACAGGGAGATACTCCTTTGTCTAAAGCAAATTCTTTTGCAGGTGGATTGACTGATGAGTTAAGGTCCCAATTGTTAAAAGAGATGCAAGAAGCTAAAAAGAGACTTTCTAACTAGGAGTAAGTATGATTAAGCTTATAATAATATTTTTTATTTTCCTCTATAGCGCAAGCTCTTCTGTAGAAGAAAAAGAATTTACCACCAAATGGGGCTCTCCTGAAAACTATTGTGAAGATTTTATTTTACATATGAACAAAGATGATTTTTCTGTAGTTGATATAGAGCATAAAGATAATAATACCGTGTATATGTATCTTGCAGATACTATGCTTGTTAATAGATATTTAGATAACCAATTATATGATTCTGTAATTGGAGTAAGTAAATCTCTATGATAAAGGATATGGAAATAGATATAAACAAAGAAGCAGCTGAAAAACTACAGAGACTTCTGGATCTTCCTTTACCAAAAGATTGTGATGATTTTTCACAAGAAACATTTGATCCATGGATAATGTTTCCTAGTCTTTATGGAACATATTGTGACAGCTTTGATACATGCGCTATTGAAGTGTTAACTGAACTTAAAAATGGCATTCATGAGAGAGATGATCTTGGTTCAGACATGTTCCGAGAAATTCTTTGTAATGTCAATTTATGTGAATATGGTACTAGTCCTAGAAATTGCTTTCCAACATCATATTTTCTTCCTATTCTTCCAATTTTTATTGAAAAATGGAAAGCTTATTCGATTATTAAGTGGGAAGTAAATATTTTAGAAGAAAAATAGGATAAAAAATTTCATCTATGTTGTCGACAAACTGTCGACAACTTGTAGACGGTTTGGTATATATAAAATGACGTGAATTGTGATTCGTCACCACAATCTATTCTGACGCGATCTAGCGTCTCGTCAACGCACATTCAAATAGGCGTGAACAAAGCTTCGCCAACTTACCGTGTGTTTTTTTTAAAATATATAGCGTAAGGATGTTGTATGCCGATTACAACTACAAGTATCCTTCCTGCGCCAGTTCAACAAAGTTTCAGTTATAAATTACTTTCAGTTCCGGTTCCTAATATGATCCATAAGATCCC